GGGCATACGCCAGTGGCGGGGTGGCCACCACGCCGCAGCTCGCGGTCTTTGGCGAGGGCTCGATGGCCGAGGCTTATGTGCCGCTGCCAGATGGCCGTTCGATCCCCGTGACCATGAACCAATCCTCATCCGGGGGCGGGGACCTTTTCAACGTCTCGGTCAATGTGGTCGAGGGCGGGGTGACTACCAATGCAGGCGAAGGCAAGGAACTGGGCAGGGCGATTTCCAGTGCGGTGCGTCAGGAATTGCTCAACCAGAAGCGGGCCGGTGGCCTGCTGGACCCGCGTCGGCAGTGACGCATTGAAGGATTTGCATGGCGACATTTACATGGATCGCCTCGATCGGGGCATCCCTCACCGTCAAACCCAATGTCCGCAAGGTCTCCTTTGGAGATGGTTATGAGCAGCGCCTGGCCTACGGCATCAACACCCAGCCAGAGGTCTGGTCGCTCGAGTTCCGGGGCAAGTCCACGGTAGAAGCAGCTGCGATCGACAACTTTCTGCGCGCACGGGGCGCGGTGCAGTCCTTTGACTGGACCACCCCGAGCGGCATTGTGGGCAAGTTCCTCTGTGAGGAATGGAGCCGCAGCATCGAAGAACCCAATCTGGAAAACATCCACGCCACCTTCAGGCAGGTGTTTGATCTTTCATGACATCTCAAGCTATCACTTCCGAGATCCAGAAACTGGCCCCGAGTGCGGTCATCGAGCTCTTTGTTCTGGACCTGTCTCTCTTCAGCGAGGGGGTGGTGCGGTTTCACGCAGGCACCAATGAACTGCGCCGTCAGGTGGTCTGGCAGGGCAATACCTACGAGCCGTTTCCCGTTCAAGCCGAAGGCTTCGAGTTCAATGGCAACGGTCAGGTGCCGCGCCCCAAGCTCAAGGTGGCCAACGTCACAGGCAGCATCACCGCGCTCATCCTGTCCTACCAAGACCTGGTCGGGGCCAAGGTCACCCGCAAGCGAACGCTATTGAAGTACCTGGACGCGGTGAACTTCGCCTCAGGCGCCAACTCCACGGCCGATCCTTCAGCCGAGTTTGCCGACGATGTGTATTTCATTGACCGCAAGTCGCGTGAAACCCGGGATGTGGTCGAGTTTGAGCTGGCCGCAGCTTTTGATCTGGAAGGGGTGTCTCTGCCCCGGCGACAGATCGTGCAAAACGTCTGCCCTTGGCTCTACCGTGGCTCTGAATGTGGTTACACCGGCACCGCCTACTTCAACGCCAATGACGAAACCGTGAGCTCACGAGCGCAGGATGCCTGCGGCAAACGTCTGGTGTCCTGTCAGAAGCGCTTCGGGGCGAACGCCGAGCTGCCCTTTGGCGGGTTTCCTGCAGCGGGGTTGATACGGTGATGCTTGAAGTTAATCAGACGCTGGCGCTGGCCCATGCTGCTCGGGAGTTTCCCCGGGAGGCCTGTGGCCTGCTGGTCATCCGCAAAGGGCGTGAGACCTATGTCCCCTGCCGCAACATCGGTGTGGGAACTGACCAGTTCGTGATCCACCCCGAGGACTATGTGCGCGCAGACCAGCTTGGCGAGATCGTGGGGGTGTTTCATTCCCACCCCAACTTGAGCCCTGAGCCCAGCCAGGCCGACCGGGTGGCTTGCGAAGCCACGGGGCTGCCTTGGTTCATCGTGAGTTTCCCCTCCGGGCAATGGACCGAACTGCACCCGCAAGGCTATGCCGCACCGCTGGTCGGGCGCGAATGGTCCCATGGTGTGCTCGACTGCTACTCGCTGATCCGGGACTGGTACGCCCAGGAGCGCGGCATTGACCTGCCAGATTTCGCACGCTTTGACGAGTGGTGGAAGCGCGGCGGGAACCTGTACCTGGACAACTTCGCTGGCGCAGGTTTCCATGTGTTGGAGGCCTCCGGCATGAATCCGGGCGATGTCCTGCTGATGCAAGTCGCATCGCCTGTACCGAATCACGCTGCCATTTACCTAGGCGACGGACTCATCTTGCACCACCTGCAGGGCCGCCTGTCCAGCCGGGATGTGTACGGCGGCTATTGGCAAAAGATCACTACCCACACCTTGAGACACGATTTCTTGCATGGTCACGATTCTTCTTCTCGGTGAACTGGGCAAGCGCTTCGGGCGACGCCACAGGATGGCAGTGGCTTCAGCCGCTGAGGCTGTGCGCGCCCTGTGCGCCAACTTCCCTGGCTTCGAGCGGGAGCTGGTGGCCTCGGGAGAGCGCGGGGTAGGCTATCGGGTGCTGGCCGGGCGCGACGCTTTGAGCCTGGACCGGTTGCACGAGCCCAGTGGCCAGCAGCGCATCACGATTGCTCCGGTCGTGTCCGGGGCAGGGGGTAACGGTCTGGGTCAGATCCTCCTGGGAGCAGCCCTGATCGCGGTGTCCTGGTGGAACCCAATGGGTTGGGCCGCAGCGGGCTCGTTCCTGTCTCAGGCCACGCTCTATTCGGTGGGCACTTCCATGATTTTGGGTGGTGTGGCGCAGATGATTGCTCCAACGGCCAAGGCGCAAGACCCGTCCGAGCGACCTGAGAACCAGCCCAGTTATGTTTTCAATGGAGCGGTCAACACCACGGCGCAGGGACACCCTGTACCGGTGGGCTACGGCCGCCTCATCGTCGGTTCGGCCGTGATCAGCGCGGGCATTGATGTGGACGAGATCGCAGTATGAACACCCCTGAGTCTGGATTGATCATTGGCTCAGGCGGTGGCGGCAAGGGTGGAGGAGGTAGCGCCCGTGTGGCGCAGGAGGCCCCCGACAGCCTGCGCTCCAAGGCCTACGCCCGGGTGGTGGATCTGGTCTGCGAGGGGGAAATCGAAGGGTTGGCTGCTGGCCTGCAGTCGGTGTACCTCGATGACACCCCGATCCAGAACCCGGACGGCAGCTACAACTTCACCGGCGTCACGCTCGAAACCCGACCCGGCACCCAGCAGCAAAGCTACATCCCTGGCTTCTCCTCAGTAGAAAACGAGGTAGCCGTGGGGGTTGAATGCAAGGCCAACCAGCCGGTGGTGCGAACTATCAACGACCCTGATGTGGATGCCGTGCGCATCAAGGTCAGCATCCCGACCCTGACGCTGCAGGACACGACAAACGGAGACTTGAACGGCACCTCGGTCAGCTACGCCATTGATGTGCAGGCGCACGGCGCGGGCTTTGTGCAAGTTCTGGCCGACACGGTGTCCGGCAAGACCACCTCACGCTACCAGCGCAGCTACTACATCCCTTTAACCGGCACCGGTCCCTGGGATGTGCGCCTGCGCCGCATCACTGCCGATTCGACCCAGACCAGCCTACAGAACAAGACGTTTCTGGAGTCCTACACCGAGGTCATCGAAAGCAAGTTGCGCTACCCCAACAGCGCCCTGATGGCACTGCGGGTGGATGCCTCTCAGTTCACCTCAATTCCTCGGCGCAGCTATGACCTCAAACTCCTGCGCGTTCGGATTCCCTCGAACTACTTTCCTGAAACCCGGTCCTATGCCGGGGTTTGGGACGGAACCTTCAAGGTGGCCTGGACGGACAACCCTGCCTGGTGTTTCTATGACCTGGTGACCAGCACCCGTTACGGGCTGGGCAGTTTCATCCCGGAATCGCAGGTGGACAAGTGGGCGTTGTACCGGGTGGCCCGCTACTGTGACGAGCTTGTGCCCAATGGCCTGGGCGGCTATGAGCCGCGCTTCACCTGCAACCTGTACCTGCAAAGCCGAGAGCAGGCCTACAAGGTGGTGCAGGACATGGCCTCGATCTTCCGGGGAATGGCCTACTGGTCGGGCGGTGCCATCACCGTGACGCAGGACGCGCCGCAAGATCCGGTCTACCAGTTCACGGCCGCCAACGTGATTGATGGCGAGTTCGCCTACCAGGGGTCCTCAGCCAAAGCACGGCACACGGTGGCCCTGGTCAGCTGGACCGATCCCGACGATTTCTACCGCCAGAAGGTGGAATACGTCGAGGACATGGCAGGCATTGCACGTTATGGCGTGGTGCAGGCTGATGTGGTGGCCATGGGCTGCACCTCCCGTGGCCAGGCCAACCGGGTGGGCAAGTGGTTGCTGTATTCCGAGCAGTCGGAATCGGAAATCATCACTTTCCGCACGGGGCTGGAAGGCGCTGTTGTTCGTCCTGGCGATGTCATCAAGGTTGCAGACAGCAGCCGGGGTGGCCTACGCTTGGGTGGGCGCATCGCTGCGGCAACCACAGTGAGCGTCACGCTGGATCAGGACCTTCCCGCCGGTTCATGGCGCATCTCTGTGCTGCTGCCCACCGGGGCGGTAGAGGAGCGGCAAGTCGGCTCCCTGTCCGGTCGCACGGTCGGCGTGACCAGCGCGTTTTCCACAGCGCCTCAGGCGGGTGCCATCTGGGTGCTGGCCTCCACGCAGGTGGAAGTCCAACTGTTCAGGGTTGTGCAAGTCGCCGAAAGCGAGCCGGGCATCCATGAGGTCACGGCACTGGCCCATAACCCGAGCAAGTACGACGCAATCGAGCGTGGGCTGGCACTGCAGCCACGGGACATCACGGTGCTCTCGAGCACGCCTGCCGCCCCCACGGGTCTGGTGGTGACCGAGAGCCTGTACCGGGTCAAGGACCAGGCGCTGGTGCTGATTCAGGTGGGCTGGGAGCAGGTCTTTGGCGCGCTCGAGTACCAGGTGAGCTACCGGGTCAATGGCGGCAACACCGTCACCTTGCCCCGGGTCTCGAGCACCTACCTGGAGATCCGCAACGCCGAAGCCGGGGACTACGTGTTCACGGTGCGGGCGGTGGGGGTGTCGGGCAAGCTCGGAGCCTCGACCACGCTGAGCCAGGCCATCCTGGGCAAGCTGCAGCCCCCAGACGATGTGCAGGACTTTGTGGTTTTGCGTCGCACGACCGATCTGCTGCTGAGCTGGAGCGCCAACACCGATGCCGATCTGGCTGGGTACGAGGTTCGCGTGGGTACGGGCTGGGATGCTGGCGCTTTGGTTGGACAGACCGCAGGAACCCAGCTTGTGCATGACCAGAGCGAATCTGGCCAGTACAACTACTTCATCCGGGCCTTCGACACCTCGGGCAAGTACAGCCAGCACGTCACCACCTTTCTGTTGACTCTGCTGGCACCTGCTGCGGTGCGGCAGTTCGATGTGGTGCAGTCGGGCAACCGGCTGGAGTTTCGGTGGCTGCCCAATGCTGAACCCGAAGTGGTGGCCTATGAGCTGCGCGAAGGCACGGCTTGGGATACCTCGATTTTCATTGCCGAGGTGAAGTCCAGCAGCTTCACGCTGCCCTCGGGTTTTGACGGTGAGCGCAGTTTCTGGATCAAGGCGATCGCATCGCCCGGCATCTACTCGGATGAGGCCACCTTTGTCTCTACCGTGGTGGCCCAGCCGCAAAACGCCAACCTGTTGGTGACCATCGACGCCCAGGCCACCCGGTTCCCCGGTGTGAAGCACTTTGCCTCGGTCGAATCGGTCAACAGCGAGGACGTGCTGCGCATGGACAGCGGGGTGACGCAGTCGGAGTACCTCTTCGAGGTGAACCTGCCCACCAGCTACCGGGCGCAGAACACATTGCTGGCCAGCATCGGGGCCACGCTGGACGACCGGGAGACCTGGTCAACGACGAACTACGTCTGGAGCAGCAACGCAGCCAAACGGCAGTGGACCTATGACGGTGCGCTCAAAAGCATCGAGGCCCGCTTTCAGATGGCGCGTGAGGATGCGCTGCAGGCCGGAGAGCTCTATGGCTGGCGCCTCAACGGGGCGTTGTCGGGGTATGGAAGCCCGGGTAGTGGAGAGTCCGTTGGCGTGAGCTATGGCGACGGGCGCTACGGCAGCGGGTTGCTGCTCAAGGACACGACCCGTGTTTCCTGGGCCGTGAGCATCCCCGGCATCTTCCATGTGAGCTTCTGGTTCATCCCCAACCAGATCACCACCTCGGTCATCTGGTCAGCCTCCGGATCAGGGGTGAGTTTGTTGGTTGGCTTTGATGCGGTGGCGGGGTCCTTTTTCCTGGAGGACCAGCTCTTCAACCGGATCGTGGTGCCGTATCCCGTGAACGTCAGCGACCGGATTTGCCTCGGCGTATGTCAAACGACCACCGAGCGCAGGCTCTTTGTCGGAAAGATGGGCGGCGAGGTGCAAAGCGCCAGCAAAGCATTGGCACCCACGGCCGGATACACGGCACTCAAGCTTTATTGAACGGGGAAATTCCCCAAACACGGGCGCTGCATCTCAAGGTGTGGCGCCCATTTCATTTGCAAACCTCAAAGAAAGGGAATGACCCATGATGGAAGAGGGCATGAGCATCAAAGGCTCGATCACGCTGCTGCTGGCAAAGCCCACGGGCGAGGTTGAAGTGGTCCACAAGGACAACATCATCGTCAATGGCGGCTTCGACTTCGTGGCCGACGCCATTGGCAACTCGGGCAGCCGACCCGGCGTCATGGGCTGGATTGCAGTGGGCACCGGCACCACCGCTGCTGCCGCCACGCAGACGGCACTGGTCACCGAAATCAAGCGCAACGCGGCCACTTATGCCCATACGGCTGGCACCAAGGTGTTCACCTTCACGGCCAGCTATGCAGCGGGTGACGCCACCGGAGCGCTCACGGAAGCGGGCGTTTTCAATGCCGCCACTGCGGGCATCATGTTCGACCGGGTGGTCTTCCCCGTTGTGAACAAGGGGGTGGACGACAGCCTGACGGCCGTCTTCACCTTCACCATGAGCTGATCGGGCTCCTGAGATGGCCGAGATCGTCAACGTCTCCAGCTCCCCGGGGACAAAGTACAGCTGGGCCTCTGGTACGTTCACCTGGGGGAGTGCCACGGCAGGCAAGAACTGGTCAACGGCTTACCCGGCCGTCTACGCCCTGAGCGTGGCCACGGACCTGAGCCTTGCCGAGCTGGTCCAGAAGCTGGGCCTCAAGCGAAGTTCAGAGACCCTGGCCTTTGCAGAGAAACCCAGCAGGCTGGTGACTATCAGCAAGTTCGAGACCCTGAACTTTGTGGAGACCTACACCGACCTGATCGCCTTTGTGCTGCGCTTTGTGGAGTCGCTGACCTTCTCGGAGAAGTACGCCCGCTCCGGCATCAAGGCCGTGTTCGAGGTGTTTCAGGTGGCCGAAGGGCTGGCCAGGCAACTGGCCTTGCGCAAGTACGAGACGCTGGCGCTGGCAGAGACCTACACCGACCTCATTGCCTACATCCTTCGGGTGTCCGAGAGTTTTAGCTTGGCTGAGAAACCTGCCAAGGCCATGACCAAGCCGCAAGGCGAGAGCTTTGGCGTGAGTGATGCGCTGGCCCGCTCACAGGTCAAACGGGTGGCGGAAGCTTTCTCATTTGCCGAAGTTCTGGGCAGGACGGTTGCATACCGTCGCTCGATCAGTGAAGGCTTTTCGATTGGCGAAGCGCTCAAGCGTGCCCAGACACTCAGGCTCAGTGAAGCCTTGGGCCTGGCAGAGCAGTATCGGCGCCGAGCCAATGGCGTCATCAGCGACATGATCGTTTCCAGCATCGAGATCACCGAGCAAGACTTCATGGACATCATGGAGTCGGGCCACCCACCGGGGTACACCAACTTCCGGGATTTCATCCAGGGCGACTACACCTACCAGCGGGCGCTTTTTAGGGTGATCCTGACTTCAAGCAATGCCGACCGTGGCTACATCGATGGTCTGCGCGTCACGGTGGACGTGCCCGATGTCTTTGACCGGGGCACGGCGCAGGTGGTCACAGCCGCCAATGGCGTGACCGTGGTGTTCACCAGGCAGTTCCGCGTGGCACCTGAAGTCACGCTGACTTTCAAAGG